CAACACGAAGTCGCTATTCACCATCGACATGGCTGCCCGTGTGTCACTCGGTGCAGCGTGGCCCGACGGCACGGGGCACGCACCTCAAGGCTCCGTGATTCTGTTCGGTGCTGAGGATGACGCTGGCAAGATTGTGCGACCACGGCTCGAGGCCGCTGGTGCGAATCTCGACAGCGTGATGGTGTGCCAGGGCTACACGTCTGGCAACGACGACGACGCCGCAGCCGTCGTGCTGGAGCACAACATCGACCTGCTGCGGTCGGCGCTGGAATCCAAGCCCGACTGCCGGCTGATCGTATTCGACCCGCTGCCTGACTACGTGGCTGCGGACGAAAACAACTCGGCCGAAGTACGGGCCGCGCTCGTGCCGCTGGCCCGGCTGGCACAAGAGAAGAACGTGGCCGTGCTCGCCGTGCTGCACCAGAACAAAAAGAACGACCTAACGGCGGTGCAGCGGATTGGCGGGTCTGGAGCGTTCGCCCAGATTGCCCGCACCGTACTCGCCATTGGCGATCACCCCGAGGACGACGCGGCCGACGCAGACCGCAGGCGTGTGATGCTGGTGGCGAAGAACAACTACGGCGAGAAGGCCGTCGGCCAGGGCTACCGGCTTCGCAAGCGAACCAACGGCGACGTGTGCCTAGAGTGGATCGCCGGCACGCTGTCGATGGACGCCGATGCACTGGCACGCCGGCCCAACGGCGGCCGTGAGCACGACGAGCGGCGAAGTGACGCTGTAGAAGAACTGCGGCAACGTCTGGCTGCTGGGCCTGCATCCGCAGCCGAAGTGAACACGGCCATGAAGGATGCCGGATTCGGACGCCGGCAGATTGAGCACGCCTGCGACACGCTCAACGTGGTCAAGGTGCGGACGCGGGAGGGCTGGTTGTGGCGACTGCCTGAGCGTGAGTCGCCGTTGTCGTCCAACTACGTGGAGCCTGATCCCGCGTTCGCAGCGTTCACGCAACAGGATGACGCGCTGCTAAGTCGGTGGCGGTAGTGGCTAGAGACTTCCGCCGGTCGTGGAGCCGATGGGCGTGGGAGCGGGCGTTTCGAATTTGGGCGCCGGCGCCCAAAACTGCCGTCCCGCCCGTGGGCGTAGGGAGCGGGCATCCGCCAGCGTGACGGTGACGACGCCGGCGAAGGTGCAGATCGTCCGCAGCAAGAGTGCGACCAAGATGCACGGGTGGACGTGTGACCGTACATCTTCAAGATGCGCGCCTAACCGGGGGGAGGGTGTGGGGTGTGCATCTTGCGCAAGAGAGAGAGAATATCTCTCTTTTTTAGGCACCAACCCAACATGCACACCCCGACACCCCACCCGTACATCTTGCCCCCTCCCGGCCACCATGGTGCGCAAGATGCGCGCCCCTCCCCCCCCCGTGCATCAAGGGTGTGCATCTTGCCGGTGAGTCGGTCGCCGTGACGTTGAAAGCACCGTCACCGCATCGCACTGCGACTTCACCGGGCTGGCAACTCGTCTCGCTCTGCATGGGTGCTGGACATCACCAGTACGTTGCATGGACACCGCGAGGAGATCGCCACGCATGCACACCGTGATGATGCAGACGCCTGAGGCCGACGTGCTCACCCGACGCCAGGCGGCCGAGCGGCTGGGCGTGACGACGACGACGCTGGCCCGCTGGGCGATGCAGGGTCGAGGCCCGGCGTACTCGCTCACGGGCACGACCAAGGGCCGGGCGTTGTATTCCGCCGCCTCGATTGCCGAGTGGCTGGAGAGTCGCCGCCGTACTGGGAGCCGCTGACGCACACGCAGAGTCCATGGGCAGCCGGTGCCCAGCCGCGCCATGCCGACGATTGCGACACCAAGCCCCTCCGGTGATCGCGGCCGTCGCGGCCGGCTGGCCCGGCTCGCCTGACGCCGGGAGGGTGGGTGCGACCGTGAGCCGTTTGCCTGACGAAAACCCGATGTTTCCCCCGCGCACGCGTGCCCGCAAAATACCGCACGTTTTTTCAACGCCGCGAGTTGATGACGACGACGACAGCGACGTGCTGCCAGCGATCATCGAGCAGTCGCTGCTATTTGGACGAGGGCCACGTGGGACAGCCGTACAACTCCGCTCGCTCGATGACTGGGCGCGAACGTGGAGCGAATACCGTGTGTTGGTGCTGCCGAAGTGTGTGTCGATGTTCCCCGGTCGCCGGCCGTTCGCGTGCTATGTCACGGGTGAGCTACCGCCACGACCGCTCTGGGGCGAACCGCCGTTGAACAACCGGTGGCTGCGGCTGTACGTGCCAGCATCCGACGGCACTGGTGAATGGCACCACGACTACCCTGAGCCGTGGCAAGAGAACGAGACGGGCTACCTGTACCGCACGGGTGTGATCGACGCTGGCGAAGTACGGCGAGCAAGAGCGTGCGACTACCGCAAGGCGATGCGCGATTACCCGTGGGAGCAAGGCCAGCCGACGCGGCGTAGTGGGGTGGCCTGAATCGCCGGCACTCGTTCGGACATAAACCCCGGGTGTCTGCCGCGTGTGCGCGGTTGCGAGTTTTGCATAGGGGGTAGGGGCGCGACCGCAACTCTGCCCCGGCGACCGCTGCCTATTCGGTAGTCACGACGCACCTTTGGCGAGATTGCCACCACACGCTCTACGGCCTACCACAAAGGCAATGGCCGCTCGCTGGTGTCTCGGCCCGATCAGCACAGCAGCCGGCCGCCTGCGGTTGCGTAATCGCATGGGGGAGGGTGCCTGCGATCACGAGGTGCCCGCCTGACGTAAACCACCGTTGCGGTTCGCACGCGTGGCCGAAATTGATGCCCCCTAGGGGCTGGCGTGCCCGCTGGCGGTCGATTCGCTCGCGTGCGGCTGGTGGAGCGGCTCACAAAATGCGTCCCGCAGAGCGTTCGTGAGAGTGTTGTGCGGCCGTTCCCGCGTGCTCGTTCGGCGTGCGTTTCGTGCCTGAAAAACAGGCTCGAAAAGCACTCGTCGGCACCTTGAATCTGCGTCGATGAACGGCGTATGTTCGGGCATCATCGGGAGGGCGATGCGATGCCGACGTGCTTGCAACTCGACGCTGATCTCGCGGCCTTGCTCGATCACGGTGCCGCCGTCGTTCGTGTGGCGAAACGCAGCAAGGTGCCTCTGGGCAGAGCGTGGGCGGCTGCCGCCAGCACTGACGCCACGGCAATCGCTGCGTGGCTGGAGCGCGGCTACAACGTCGGCATCCTGCTGGGCCACGGCTCCATCATCGATATCGAGGCCGACGACCGGGCCGGCGAGTTGATGATCGAGCGAATGGGCCTCGCCCACGTGACGACACCCACGTACACCAGCGGTCGCGGCAAGCATCGCCTGTTTCGTCTGTCTGATCCCGTGCCGCCGTGCGGCTGGCGGAAGTACGGCGGGCTGGAGATCCGATTCGGCGGCAAGCCTGCACAGTCAGTGCTACCGCCGTCACGGCATCCCGACGGCCGCTGGTACTGCTGGACTACTTCGCCCGTGGATTGCGAGCCGGCGACGATCACCCTGGCTGATCTCAACGTGGAGGCTGTCGCATGTCGGTGATGCTGGCGAAGAACTGGGCCGGCAGCGACCCGGCCGGCTGGTGGATGAGCGAGAAGCTCGATGGCGTGCGTGCGGTGTGGGACGGGTACACGCTGGCGACGAGGGCTGGCAACGAGATCAACGCCCCGGCGTCGTTTGTGTCGTCGCTGCCCCGTGGCGTCAGCCTCGACGGCGAACTATGGGCGGGCCGTGGCACGTTTCAGAGCGTGGTCGGTGCGTACCGCCGGATTGATGCTGAGTCGTGGCGGCCGATCCGTTACGCCGTGTTCGATGCCCCGGCGGCGGCTGGCGGTTTCGAGGAGCGGCAGCAGCTGCTGCGTGACGTGCTGACCGGAAGCCCCGGCCCTGCGTTCGTTGTTGCCCAGCGGCAATGCGTTGGCCGTTCTGATCTCGACGCCATGCTGGCGAGCATCGTGCGTGGCGGCGGCGAGGGCGTGATGCTCCGCGAGCCGGGCAGTGCGTACCAGCCGAAGCGGTCGGCCTCGCTCTTGAAGGTCAAGACGTTTCTGGACGCTGAGGCCACGGTGATCGGGTACGAGCCGGGCACGGGCCGCAACCGCTCAAGCGTTGGTGCTCTGGTGGCACGGATGCAAGACGGCACCGTGTTCCGTGTATCGTCAGGGCTGACGGACTCGCTGCGGCGTAAGCCGCCACGGGTTGGCACCGTGTTTACGTTCAAGTTCCAGCAGATGACAGACGCCGGCGTGCCACGGTTTCCAGCGTTCCTGCGGATAGCGTGATGGGTAAGGGACGAAAGCCGACGCCTAAGCCGATTCTTAAGCTCCGGGGCTCTCGAGTTAGAGGCCCGCACAAGAGCGGCATTGAGGCACCGGCGGGCATTCCTGAGCCGCCTAGCTACCTGTGCGAGATCGGCCAGGCTGAGTGGCAACGTATCGTGCCGATGCTTGAGGCGTCCAAGGTGATGAGCATGCGGCACCAGCACACGCTGGCCGCCTACTGCGACGCCCTGGCCGACATGGTGAAGGCCGAAGCGGAACTGAAGCAGCAAGGGGCCACGTTCATGGACGACAAGGGTAGGGTGATGAATCACCCGGCCTGGTATCGGAAGAAGGACGCCCGCCTGCACATGCTGCGGTTCGCCGAGCAGTTTGGCCTCACGGCGTCCGCTTTGGCGAGAGTCTCTGCCGTTGAGCAAGCAGCGTCCAACGACGACGAAGACCGCCTCATGTTCGGCTGAGAAGCCGTGCAATAAGTGCTCCTCGTGCCTGGCGGTGCGGTTCTTTGAGAAGCACCTGACGCACGCCAAGGGCGAGCTCGGCGGCAAGCCGTTCCTGCTCCAGCCGTGGCAGCGTGACTACCTGCGGGCGTTGTTCGCTGAGGACGCCGGCCGGCGAAAGGTACGAACGTCGCTGTTGGCCCTGCCCCGCAAGAACGGCAAGAGCACGCTGGCGGCTGGCATCGCACTCAGGTGCATGCTCGAGGACGAGCCGGGGGCCGAAGTGTATTCGTGTGCGGCTTCACGAGATCAGGCCCGGCTGGTGTTCGACACCGCACGCATCGCTGTGGAGCAGTCGCCTGTGCTGCGGCAGCATCTCAAGGTGTACCGCAACGCCATCGTGCGGGAGTCCACGCACGCCACCTACAAGGCACTTTCTGCCGAGGCTGGAATCCAGCACGGGCTTTCGGCTCACGCCGTGATTTTTGACGAGCTCCACGTCAGCAACCGGGAAATGTGGGAAGTAATGCTGTCGAGCCAGGGGGCCAGACGCAACCCGCTCACGGTGGCGTTGACGACGGCGGGCCACGACAAGAAGTCGGTGTGCTGGGAGGTGTGGAAGTACGCCGAGGCTGTCCGCACCGGGGCGATCAAAGACGAGACGTTTCTGCCGGCGATCTACTGTGCCGATCCTGCAGCCGATTGGAAGGACGAGAGAACGTGGGCTGTCGCCAATCCGAATCTCGGCGTTTCAGTAAAGCTCGACTTTCTCAGAAGCGAGTGTCAGCGGGCGGTTGAGATGCCTGCATACGAGAACACTTTTAAGCAACTTTACTTGAACTGCTGGACAGAGCAGGATACCCGCTGGATTGCGATGCATAACTGGGCGAAAGGCAACACGCCGTGCCCGGTGCCACTTGCCGGCCGTGACTGCTTTGCCGGGCTCGACCTGGCCACGACGTTCGACACGACGGCGTTCGTGATTCTGTTCCCGCTAGACGACGGCACCTTTTGGGTGGAGCCGCACTTTTGGATTCCTGAAGAGAACCTGCACCAGCGTGTCCGTAGAGACAAGGTGCCGTATGACGTGTGGCAGCGGAAGGGCCTGCTTCACGTCACACAAGGCAACGTCACGGACTACTCGCAGGTGCGTGCCGACATCAACGACCTGGCCAAGAAGTACGGGTTTCGGCAGATAGCTGTGGATCGCTGGAACTCGACTCATCTCACGCAATTGCTGCAAGAGGACGGGTTGCCCGTTGTAGGTTTCGGACAGGGCTACGGCTCCATGTCTGCGCCAGCCAAGCAGATTGAGGCGTGGATCGTCGGTGGAAAACTCCTGCACGGCGGGCACGAGGTGCTGACGTGGCAGGCCGGAAACGTGGCGATTCAGACAGACGGGCAGAACATCAAGCCGAGCAAGCAACGAAGTCACGAGCGGATTGACGGCATCGTGGCACTGACTATGGCGGCTGGCGTCTACGCAACGTCGGCCTCTACGGCAGGCACCTGGGACATCATCACGCTATGAGCGAGACAGCCACCAACGACTACCGGATGCACGAGCTTCGTGGCATCGACTGGGGCGAGATGGGCGGTGGCCGCACGTCTTCGGGCGTCCGAGTCAACGCCGACACGTCGATGGCCTGCTCGGCCTACACGGCGTGCATCCGTGTCATTTCGGATTCGGTGTCGTCCCTTCCGCTGCATCTGTACGAGCGTGTGGCCACGGGCGGCAAGCGTAAGGTGCCCGAGCACCCGCTGTACCGTTTGTTGCACACGCAGCCAAATCCGTGGCAGACGGCTCAGGAGTTTCGGGATTGGATGACCGGGCTCTACCTGCACTACGGCGCGTCGTACGCCGAGAAGCGGCCAGGCCCCCGTGGCACGGTCGGCGAGCTCTGGCCGCTGCACAGCAGTCGGATGGAGGAGGAGCGGCTGGAGAACGGCCAGATTCGCTACCTGTACCGTGAACCGGATGGCCGGCAGACGGTGTACCGCCAGGAGCAGATCTTCGCCCTGCGGTACACGACCAGCGACGGCATCCACCCCATCCCCACGTACCGGCTGTTTCAGAACGCCATCGGACTGGCTCAGGCGTTGGAGGCTCACGGGGCCACCTACTTCGGCAACGGTGCCCGGCCCGGCATCGTGCTGGAGTCCGACAACCCGATTCCGCGTGAGCAGTGGGAGCGGATGCACCGTGGCGCGGATCGAGCTCACCGCACTGCGATCCTGCCCAACGGCGTGAAGGCCCACGAGCTCTCGCAGAGCAACGAGGCGGCCCAGTTCCTTGAGACACGCCAATACCAAGTCATCGAAATCTGCCGGGCGTTCCGTGTGCCGCCGCACATGATTCAGGATCTCACCCGCAGCACGTACTCGAACATCGAAGTGCAGGGCACCGAGTTCGTGCAGCACTGCCTGCTTCCCCATCTCAAGCGGTGGGAAGCGGCCATCGCCCGTGACCTGATCGACGACGACGAGACGTACTTTGCCGAGCACAACGTCAGCGGCCTGCTGCGTGGCGATCACGCGAGCCGCTCGGCCTACTACGTCTCAGCGATCCAGAACGGCTGGATGTCGATCAACGAAGTGCGTGAGATGGAGAACTTGAACCCGCTCGGCCCTGAGGGCGACAAGCACTTCATTCAGCTGAACATGACCACGCTAGACAGGGCCGGCGAGGAGCCGCCTGCACCGGAGCCGGTGGCCGAGCCGCCGGTGGTGGTCGAAGCCGAGGACAGCCCGGCCGACGAGCTTGAGGACGACGCCGAAACAGAGGAGCAGACCGATGGAGATTGAGCGCCGGGACTTCGCCTTTGAGGATGACAACGAGCTCGTGGTCGAGAGCCGTGCCGACGGCCGAGCCGCCATCGTTGGCTACGCCGCCGTATACAACCGGCTGAGCCTCGACCTGGGAGGGTTCAAGGAAGAGATCCTGCCGGGTGCGTTCGACAAGATTCTCGGCCGGCAGCGTGGCAAGGGCGACGTGGTCGCACTCTTCAACCATGACAGCAACATCGTGCTGGGCCGCACGTCCAGCGGCACGCTGGAGTTGTCCAGCGACGAG